GCTTCCTTGGCATTGCTAGATCTGATGGTACGATCAACGTCACCAGCAATGTTTTCAATGCGGGTAGAAGGGGAGGTTGCGACTTCGGTTTTCTTTTCCGCCGTATCGCAACGACCAATCTGAACAACGATCTTATTATAAAAATAAGAATCGGGAATTGTGTTCATTGCCTCTTCCAGTCGGGCGTAGTCACCCGCTGGGACAGAAACCACAAAGTAACCTAAGTGGTATCTAACCCTACTTTTATCGAAGTCAGATAACTCCACTTCTGCCTACCTGTTTGTTTTCATTATAAAAGAAGGTAATCATTCAAACAAGCTCATAGCTTTTTGCGGATCCATTAAAAACTGTGTTGGCGAAATTAAAGAAGTCTGTGAAAGCAAGCTATTCTCTTTTTGCTCCAGGGCTTGGCGCAGTGCTGATGACATCAAAGCATCACGAAGCGTAGGCTGTTCTTTTTGTTTTCCAAACAATTCTTTTAACAAAGAAACAACAGCTTGTTCTGAATTGTTTTGTGCCGTAGGTTGTGGTGTTTCTGGAGATGGTTGTCCTACTGACAAGGGTCCTTCTTTTTCCGGTCGATCAATATTGCCATGACCTACTCGTGCAACCATCCTTCCACTTGGATCTAATGCTTCTGAGTAATATCCATAACCTCCGCCAGAGCCGCGACGCACTGTACCCCCTGGAACAGCAGGCAGAAAAATAGAAGCATCTTCAACGGCTCCTTTTTCAAACCTGCTTTTTCCCTTGAATGGAGTATAAAAATCAAACGATTGCCAACCACTGTGCTGGCTGTGGCCATGAGCAGCAGCGGCTCTTTCTAAAAGATCAACTTTTTCGGCTAAGTCTGCGCTTACGTTCCAGCGTCGGCCAGATACCGCTTGGTTAGCAAATTCAATTTCTCTACCAATGGCTTGATTTTGTTTTGCAATTGCATCCATCATCTTTACCTTTTCAGCTATAGGTAAAGACTGAAGGAGTTTTAAGTCCTGGTGATAAGCAGTAGATCCTCCGATTTTGTGGCTAGGACCAGTAAAACCAGATCTAACCGTGGTATAAGACATTATCTTTTTATTTCTATTTTAGAACTAAAAAACCCCGCGATTAGCGGGGTTAGTTAGGAGATGAATCAGACTCTAATCAGGTCAGCCGCCATGACCGCATCCCAATCAACACGTTTGATTTGTTTAAGCTGCTCAAGATTGTTAAACCTTTCACCCGATAAACTCATCTGGAGGTCTTTGATTTCTCGAGCAGTCTTCAAACCAATTCCTTTGATGTGATCAGCGATCATTTGCGGCGTAGCACTATTTATATTAAGCCGCGTATCAGGTGGGAACGAACGAGGTTCTTCTTGTGCCGCTTTATCTTTTACCTGTAAGGTCTGCACTTTTTTTGTGGCAGTCTCGTCAGGAGTGAGTTCAGACTTGTAGGCAGTATAGAGGCGACCATCTTGGTCCTCCACCATAAACCATTCGCCTGCATCCCACTCGCTAACGATCTTGACACGTGCGCCTGTTTTTTTGTGCTGATAAAGCATAGGACCAGAAATTGTCTGGTCCTAGTTTAACTTACTCAGCTAACGGTGCGACCCAGGAGGTAGCCATCGATGTCTTCGTAGCCAGGAGCTTCATCGGGCTGCAGGTAGCACAGTTCCACCACGATGTAACCGGTCAGACCAGCCGAAGCATCTGCGTCGGAGATGAAGAAACCACCGGAAGTAGCAGTGGCATTACCAGAGGGCTTCGAGTAGACCTTGAAGGTAGTGTCAGAGGTGATTTCCTTGTACACCACACCGCTGTTCACCAGGCCGCTTGCAGCGGTCACCTGAGCCAGGGCGGAAGTGAAGAAGGGGAAGGAACCATAGCCTTCCGAACCACCAGAGGCGAACACGGTGGTGGCACTAGCGGCAGCACCAGAGATGCTGGCTTGTGCAATCGGTTCACCAGAGGCAGCAACGGGGCTACCGCTGTTGTCACGACCGAAGGAGATGATGCAACCGGTGACGGCATACACACCAGAGGCAACACGACCGTCGCCCCAGCCGCTAGCGATCGACATCGCAGTGCGGTAGATGTAGGCAGGACGGGTGGTGGAAGCAGAAACTTCCATGCCGGTGATGTTGGGCCGAGTGTCATCTTGCCGATAAGGCGAAGGGATGATCACGTTGGCAGAAGCAACACCACTGGTGGTACCAGAACCAGCAGTAACGGGCACATAGCCACGAAGCTGGAAGTAACGGTAACCAGGGACAGCAAGCACGGAGGTAGGACCACCTTTGCTGCTTTCGTTGGTACCATCGCCAGTATTGTCGATGTTTTTGTACCAGCCGTTGAGGGGTTCAGCCCAGTTACCGGGGTAGATCTTTTTAGAAGTTAAGTAACCCATTTATGTCTCCAAAAGAGTTTATTGATTTTATCAGATAACGCCGTCGTCAGACACGAAGCTGTAAGCAGTGGTCACGAAGTCCTTATTCAGGATTTCAAAGCCAGCATACAGTTGCCAAATCAGAATGATGAAGCGGCTGAAGTCATCGTTGTTGTTGATGAGCACTTGAGCGTTGGGACCACCGATACCAACACCAATTGCCTGAGGACCGAAGAAGAAGCCTTGGGCCACTTCTTGGTTCGAATACGGAGAGCCGTTAGTGAAGGAAGCAGAAACGGTCTTGGTGGGGAAGTTGGTCGATTCGAAGAACTTCACACCTTCGAACTGCACGCCAGTCGGCATAACGGGTTCACCAGCCAGGAAGTAACCTTGACCGGCTTGAGGGCCTTGGTAGAAGCTGGCGTTGTTCGGCATCATGGGATTACCCATGTACATGCCTTGGCCGGGGTTGCCGGCATAGCGAGCAATCTCACGGAAGTCAGGGTCACGACGCAGGTGCATCATGAAGGTGGGATCGCAGATGCAACGATACAGACCATCAGCAAAGGTCGGAACGTTACGCTTACGCAGATCCTTGACCACCGTCAGCAGGTCGGTACGCACCTGGAACTGCTGAGTTTGAGCAGTGTATTGATCGGCAGTGTAGGTGATGCGACCAGAGGAATCTTTGGTCTTGCCGCCGGGGAAGTAGTAACCACCTTGAGTGCCAGAGGCAGCACCGTTAGCTTCGGCTTTGGCAAGTTCGTCAATGAAGACGCGGTCACGCCACCGGCGATAGTCATCCAGCAGCGTGAGGCTACCGATGGACTGGTGGAACATGTTGAGATTACCAGTATCCAGCAGCATGCGCTGGGCGGTAATCAGAGTTTCACGAGCAATCTTGAAGGTGCTCGGTTGGGTGGGATCGCCCGGATCAGCAGGGCCGGTATCAATTTGTTATCCCAGAAGCTATTTATCTTCTGGTTCTACATCTTTTCCATTGATGTAGTTCAGACTATATCATCGCCCTTCAAGTTATTGGCTAGGGCGCGGGGCACTCGTGTCGCCTTATTGTCCTCTTCAACTGCATGAAGGTGGGACTCGCTCATCCATTCGGAAACTTTTCCGGTTCTGGTGAGGTCGACTTTGTATCCAAGACAAGGAAGAACATAAGGTTCAATCTTTTGAATCAGATTACGGCATTGCGCTGAATGCCACCTTAAATAATACTTTCCTGTCACATGACGAACTTTTGTAAACTTTGCGCCAGTTAAAGACTCAATCCAACAACCTATTAAGTCGGTAGTTGATTCATCTTCACAAACTGCAAGCCAAGCTGACCTTTCAATTTTTTCTGTTCCTTTTGAAGTTTTTCTTTTTCTTACTTCTAAAGAACCATCATCCATCCAAAACAAAGCTAGTTCAGGTAACTGAAGATTTTGCAAAACTTCAGAAGTAAACTTCTTTTTATCAAGAGGATAAAGAAGATTGTAGATAGGGGTCAGTAGATTTTTGCTGGTAACACCAAATCTTACTGCTGGATATTTTCCTTTATCTAGAAAACTTTTTAATGTAGCTTTTGTTCCAAGTAAAGCGTTTAACTTGGAAAGCTGCCATTCAGCATAAGCTTGGTGCGCTTGCTTCCTTTGGATGTGAAGCGTAATCGATCCATTGCGCTTGGCTTTAGAAAGACACCCGTCACCAAGGGAGCATCCAATCAAAAATCTTTGGCTTTCAAGGTTCGTCATGGGGTCGACAGCGTTAGTCGTTGAACCTTCTACTTATTACTAAGTAGCTTGGCTGCTGATTGCCCGACCAGTATAGCCCTTAAGACTCCTGGTTGGAGGGTTCCCAGCAATTCACCCCGTTTTCGACGCGGATTACGCCGCGAAGGAGCTTACCGGAGCACTGGTAAAAATACCAGTGATGACGGACGTCAACTCTTTAAGTACAACAAGGACCTTTTCCTTGGTGATATTCCGGCTATTGGCGGTACCAATAGTTTGATCAGCAATACGCTCGCGGCTGTCCTTAGTACCAGGGCTACCCCAGAACTTATAGCGATCAAGCTGAACGGTTTGACCAGGCTGACGAGTGAAGTCGTGAACCACGACGGGCTCTACAGCCATCTCGCAAACGTATGCGGGGTGGGGACGATAAAGCTCCGCACCCAAAATCTT